TAAGATTGTCACGAATTTGGCAATTGACACTCAACTAGATAAAGATTCGCTAAAATATGTTCTCCATCGCTTTCAAGGCGAAGGACCAACATTTTTAACAAAAACCCTTCCTTTAATGGGAAAAGCTGTGTTGGAGGGTATCGAAACTGGTCGTTTCGTTACTCCAACTAACTTTTCTTCTAAAAAGGATAGGCGCCTCTCTCGGTATTTCACGGTTTGGCTTTATAAAATCTTTGATCTTGATGGCTTCCTTCTGGATAATCCAGATACTGAAGCTATTAAGCATCTTAGAATGTTTTGCGAATATTTCTATAAGCTCCAATTTTCTTCTTCTAAAAAGGAAGAAAAGCGCGCTTATGAAAAAGCAAAACAGATAGAAATTGAGAACGCTAAGCGTTCCAAGTCTATTAACAAATCGTGGATAGAAGCTGTAAGGAAAACTTTTTATAGCTTATATCCGGAGATCTCTGGTAAAACTGTCGTTGACGCTTTGCAGCACCAACGTCCTGTTTTCACAAAGGGAACCTTTGAAGGTAGCGAAAAACTTGATGTTCCGTATTATATTTATAAGGCAATGCCTGATAAACATATAGGAACGACCAGAACTGATTTAAACCAGTTCAGCGGTTATTTCAAGCCCTATCCTTCTAGTCCCACACCTGTTCGTCTTGTAAACGAAGGCAAAGTTTCTAAAACTTTGCTTGTCCCAAAAGATTCTAGGGGCCCTCGGATTATATCCAAGGAACCTCTTCACCTTTTGAGAATGCAGATGTCATTTTTTAGTTTTCTGACTAACAAGTTAGAATTTTTATCTAAAAAACGTATTAATTTCCTGGATCAGGAAATTAATAGGGAATTAGCTCGTAAGAGCAGCGTAACTAGGGAGTATGCTACATTAGACCTTAAAGACGCGAGTGATCGTGTTCTTTATAGTGTAGTACACTCTGTTTTCCGGGATGTACCTTTCATAAGGTATTTTCTAGAGAACACTAGGTCAACCACCACTACTATTAACGGCGAAGCCGTTAAGCTTAGTAAGGTGGCTGGAATGGGATCAGGTCTAACTTTCCCACTTCTGGCTTTTCTATGCCAATTATCAGTTATTTCTTCTGTAAAAATGAGGACAGGATTATCTTATAAAGAGATATCCCCTCATATTTATGTTTATGGCGATGATTTAATTGTACCCACTAAGTGGGTCAATTTCGCAAAACAAGGCCTCACGGCCTCAGGCTTGGAAATAAATGTTAATAAAAGCTATTCCAGATCTTTCTTTAGAGAAAGTTGTGGTGGCGATTATTATAATGGCGCAGATGTAAGCCCTGTTCGAGCATATCTCAGAGCAGCAGACCTAGGAATTCCAAGGAACCACATGGCTGGCTTTAGAGTTAATAGGCAAAATCACCTATTAATCGTCCAGCTCGATCGGCATTGTAGAGTTTTAGTAGAACGTGGACTAATTAATTTAGCTTCTTTCTATTATGATAAACTCGACGAGCTTTTCGAAGGTTCCTATGGCTATGCTAGTGCGAACTCACCTTCCATTGGAAGGTATTCTGTTGAACCTATTTATATGAACTATAATTACGTTCATAAAAGATATGTTCCTTCAGTTGTTCGTGTAGAAAGCGCGCTAAGGTGTCC